TGCCAATGGAAATACGGATATTCGACTGCTTGAGCAAGCCGGATTTACCGTGCGTTATCATAGACAGCACGCCCAAGTCAAAGACAGAATAAATGCCGCAAACAGTTTATTTTATCTGCGTGATGATTCTAGTACTAGGTTTTACATTGATCCTCGTTGCAAGCATACTATTAAAAGTCTTCAGCAGTTTTGTTATAAAGAAAATACACAAATACCTGACAAAGATTCGGGACTGGATCACATGTGGGATGCGTTAACTTATCCTATAGAATTCTTATTCCCTATACAGAAAATACATGAGCCTAGAGCACCGCAGAGATTCGGTCATGCTTTGGCTGCATAAATATACAATAGATCGGAGCCTCAATACATGGCAGAATTTACCCTACAGCAGGCTTATCAAAGAGCCATTGCAACAAATCAATTATACAGTAGAAACCGCGAACGTTGGCAGTTCTACTTGGACAGTTATCAAGGCGGAGAAGATTACCGCAATGGTGCTTACCTACAGCGTTATCAATTAGAAAGCGACAAGGATTATCAACTACGTTTAGCCAACACGCCCCTAGACAATCAATGTCGCAGTTTAATCAGTCTTTATGTCAGTTTCTTGTTTAGAACTAGCCCTAGTCGCGAATTTGGTGTGCTAGAAGACAACATGATGATTGAAGACATTCTAGAAGACGCAGACTTAGACGGTCGTAGCATGGATGCTTTCATGAAGGATGTAGCCATATGGTCCGGAGTATTTGGACACGTATGGGTCAACGTCAGTCAACCTGATGTAGGTGCAGTCACACTGGCAGATCAATTGGCACAGGGTGTACGTCCTTATCTATCAGTGGTAACACCTTTATGTGTCACTGATTGGCGTTGGGCACGTCAGGCCAATGGATCTTGGGCCTTAGAATATATCAAAGTAGTAGAAGAAGTCAATGACACAGTCAGTGTGGTTAAAGAATGGACTGTGGACACAATTACTACCACAGAAATCAATACAAAAAGAAACGAAGCAACAGATTATTATGTTGAACCTAATCAATTGGGTCGCTTGCCATGGATCTGTGTTTATGCAGAACGCAGTCCAGTACGCGGTTTAGGCAACAGTCTGATATCAGATATTGCAGATCAACAGCGCATGATCTACAATGAACTAGCAGAAGTCTATGACAGCATTAGATTAGACACACATCCAAGTTTGGTAGCCACAGTGGATACTAATGTAACAGGCGCAGCCGCAGGACAGGTTATCACCATGCCCGACAACTTGCCACCAGACATGAAGCCATATGTACTACAGTTCCAAGGCGGACAAATTGACAAGATCTATGCCAGTATCGAATATCGTCGCAAGATGATTGACAGCATGGGTAATGTTGGATCAGTTCGCGCTACTGAAACACGTGAAATGTCAGGCATTGCTATAGAAACAGAATTCCAATTGCTAAACGCACGTCTAAGTTCAATTGCAGATAATCTAGAACTAGCCGAAGAATCTATTTGGCAGGAAGTCTGCACATACCTAGGTGTAGAATGGGAGGGAACTATTGAATATCCCGGAGACTTTGCACTACGTAACGTAGACAACGAACTAGATCAATTGGCCAAGATGAAAAGCCTAAGTGCTCAGCCTATGTTGCAAGAAGAAATTGATAAGCGCATTGCCGAAATGCTGGATATCGAAGAAGTATTAACACCTCCTGCTAATGCACAAGCAGCCATGGCAGAAATAACAGAAGAAGGTATGGTCGATGGTTGCCCGATACCAATGACGGATAAGGCAATGAATATTGCTAATCATAAAATCTGTGTGGAAGAAGCAAACCTAGGACCTGCTAGACCAAGTCAGCCAGGCACATTCTGGATGCAACGAGCAGATAGACTAGGTATAACAGAACAACAAAGTCGTAGCCAAACCTGTGCTAACTGCGGATTCTATGTGAATACGCAAGGCATCAAATCATGCTGGACCAGCAACTTGGCCGCAGGCAATATACCATTGGCCACAGAAGTCGATCCAAGTTGGGAGAATGTACCTAACCCAGCCGGCTATTGCGTCAAGTGGGATATAACCTGCACACCAACAAGAACCTGTGATACATGGGTAGCAGGTGGACCCATAGTCGATTGATATAAATAAATATATAACCGATAAGATTGACTTATCAAGATTTTAACTTCATAGAAGGCGAGGTACACGATGACCGAACAAACATCGGCAACAAACACAGTGGATACTGATAACACTGAAACAAATACTCAGGCAACGAAAACTTTCACGCAAGACGAGGTCAATGCGTTAATGGCTAGAACTAAATCTCAATTGGAGAAAAAGTATGCAAGCCGTTATGAAGACCTAGGCGATCCAGATGAACTTAAAGCGATTGTTCAACAACATCGTAAGCATCAGGAAGAACAACAACTCAAGCGTGGCGAGTTTGATAAAATCATTCAGGATTTAGCGTCCAAGAAGGATGCAGAGATACAGAAGAGAGATAAAATAATCGAAAGTTTCAAAGTCGAGACTCCTATTCTAGAAGCCGCAGCCAAGCATCGCGCTGTGAATCCAGAACAAGTCAAAGCATTGATTAGAAATGCTGTTAGACTTAACCAGGATGGCGAAGTAGAAGTACTTGATGAAAAGGGCGGTGTTCGCTACGATGACTCAGGTCGTCCATTATCCGTTGATAGTTTTGTCCAGACATGGCTCCAAAGCAATCCACACTTTGTTTCAGCAACACCCAGCACTACAGCCAGCCGAAGTGCAGTAAGCAATGGCGCAACGAAACCACTTGATATTTCTAAACTCGATATGTCGAAACCTGAACACAGAAAAATCTATGCGGAACACAGAAAAGCCGCTGGATTAATTTAATTAAAGGAAATTTAAAATGGCCGGTTCTACAACCACAACATTAAATGACTTGCTACCTAGTATCGTTGCTGAAGCAATGTTTGTAGCAAACGAGCGTTCTATCATGCGCGGTCTCGTAAAAAATTATGCTTTGGCCGCTGGTCAAGGTAAGACTGTTACTGTTCCTGTATACCCACAGGTAAGTGCAGCCGCTATCACCGAAGGTGATATCGTTAGCAACACAGCAGTTTCTACTGGTGGTGTTACACTAACTGTTGCAACAAACGCAATCCGTACTATGGTTTCTGACTTGTCAGTTGCCGCTAGTGCTAGCAACGTTGTTGCCGACCTAGGCCGTTTATTCGGTGAAGGTATTGCACGTAAGATCGACAAAGATCTAACAGCACTTTTCGCTGGCTTCAGTGCTGGTAAAGGTGATTACACAGGTCAAATCACAGCCGCTGACATCTTCGAAAGCGTTGCCAAGTTACGTGGCGCTGGCGTTGCTCCAGAAGGTATGGTCTGCGTACTACACCCAGAAATCGCTTATGACTTGAAGAAAGCATTGACAACTAACGGTAACACAGCATTCGTTGCTGGTGCTTTTGGTCCAACTGCTAACGAAGCAATGCAAATGGGCTACGTTGGTATGCTAGCCGGTGTTCCAGTTTATGAAACTTCTAACATCGACTATGATACAAACGCTGGTGATTTCCCAGGTGCTGTTTTCCACCGCGATGCACTAGGCTTGGCAATGATCGGTGACGTTCAGATTGAAACTGCTCGTCGTATCGACTATCTAAGCACTGAGATTGTTGCTAGTTGCCACTATGGCGTTGGCGAACTTCAAGACGGTCTTGGCCGTTACTTGAAGATGGACTCCAGCATTTAATTAACGAAAGGACCCTAGGATGGCATTTAATTACGAAGATTCAACTTTTGTAAGTTTTGCAACCTATGCGGATGTCACCGCTAGGGACCAGCGTTTCTTTGAAGCGAATGAAGGCTTAACCAGCGTTCAGGTTGAAGACTTATTGGCCTTGGCCAGTCAACGTATTCTAACACAAATTAGAAACAGCGACTGGTGGAAGGATTATCAATTTAGTAGAGACACAGCATTGAAATACGATCTGCGTCTACTACCTGCGGTAGATCCTGACAATATCAAGGCACGTGAACAAGAATTTAAAGACTTAAACATATATTTCGCCATGAGCGAATATCTGCTACCAAAAGTAGCGGACTTTGGCAATGAAACCAGCGCCGAAGTTGTGAAAATTAAGTTTTATAAAGATCTTTACACAGCCCTGTACCAAGAAGTATTACAATCCGGCGACTGGTATGATTTCACCGGTAACGGCACAATCGCTACTGATGAAAAAGCCCCAAGTACTATTAATCGCGTGAGGACAAGATGAGATCACAACTACTAGATTATTTGACAACTAATTTAACTGACAGCATCAAGCCCAGTCATGAGTTGCCATTTGAACAAGGCGGTAGTGCATTATATCTTAAAAACATGCGTAGAGTATACTTGGATGAAGATAACACTGAGCAAGAGCAGATAATAACTACTTTTGACGATGATATCGCTCAGATCATTACCACTGTTAGAGCATATCTAGCAGTAGATGCAAAGAATCGCAACGTTGATTTGGATGACGCATTAACAATCTTAGCCAGTGCCAAAGATGGCGCCAGCATACCAAACTCTTTTCGAAAAGAATTTGACTATACTACAACCATAGACAACGATCAGTTGATCTATGAATTTGAGTATAGGTTTTATACCATAGCATAAGGAAAAAGCAAAATGGCATACATTAACGCTTCTAGCGCATTAACTCGCGTAAAGTTGTTTATAATTAAAAACGCGGATGCCACTACTCCTGGAACTCCTGTAGAAGCAGATTTCTACACCGCTGTTAACGCATCTACTGGTGTAGTTACGCTAACAACAGCAAATGGTCCAATCGTAGTGCCTGGTTTACAAGACGTAACCATTAACAACGCAAACGGAAGTTTCCGTTGGAAACAACTAGACCAAAGTGGTGAAAATGTTATTACAACTAACGCCACAAACAGCCTAAGTGGCAACTTCGTTCTAGATCCCCTAACATTCTGGGGTGATGGTTCAGGTAGCCTAGCCGCTGACGAAGGTATCTTCAAACTGTCCAACGACAGAACACAGATTGCCTTCTTAATCGCTCCTGAGGGTGTTATTGATAAGACTGTTCTAATGGGAACAGGCTTTATCGGTGCTCTTGCCCCAACAGTTAGCGCAGATAGTCCAGTTTGGGTCAGCCCAATCACTATTGAAGTTAACGGCGATTATATCAAGTATGACAGCACATTGGCTGCTTAATATCTGATATTAACCAAAGATAAGGCTCCGAAGGGAGCCTTTTCTTATGGCTAAATATATAAACACTGAGGAGGTGTTATGATATTTGATAAGTTAACAACAGAAGATCTATTACGTAGCATGGAAGCAGAAGCCGCAAAGGCTATAGCAGAAATAAAATGCAGTCGTAAAGATCTAGAGCAAGCAGACGCTCGCTTACGCTTTCTATTAAGCGTTATACATCACATGAAAGATAAGATTGGAGAATAAGATATGGCAGTAAATCTAAAAACATTGGCAGCAAAGCCGCAACTAATTAAGATAGTACTCGATACCGAGGAAATCAAAGAACAATATGGTGACGAACTAGAATTTTATATCTATGATCGTCAACCCATAGATAAATTCATCAAAATTGCCAGCACTATGAACACAGACTACACTGGTGCAGTAGCCATGATGAATGATCTAATCCTAGATGAAGATGGAAAACCTGTTTGCAAAGATGGCTTGGTATTACCCAGCGGCGTAATGAGCATGGCAATCCAAAAGGTTATTGAACATCTGGGAAAGTAACAAACGAGAGGCTCCATGAGGGGTCTCCCGATTTAACGATGATTATACTGATTGATACTATGGCAGAAAGATATGGACTATTACCCAGCGAAATAATTGCTCGTGGCAATACATTTGATGTCTTTGTTGCTGATACAGCAATAGGTTATAGAAATTATCTGCAGGATAAGGCCAATGGTAAAAAAGTTACCTATAGGCCAGAAGATTACAGTCAAGATGATCTCATGAATATATTAAAGGAAACTCGTGGCGAAAGTTAATCGTAGTGATTTTGATAAGACTATGCGACAACTAGATAAGTTATTTGATGATTTACCTAGTCAAGCACACAAAGAATTTATCAAACAAACTCCTAAGCGTTCAGGCAATGCTAGAGCGCACACTAAATTAGAACGCAATACGATCGTCGCCGACTATCCTTATGCAGAACGATTAGATGAGGGTTATAGTAAACAAAATCCTCGAGGTATGACGGAACCAACAGAGCAGTGGATTCGTAAAGAAATTAGTCGTAGATTGAAAGGTGTCTAATGGCAACTAATATTAAAGTAACGCTAGAAGCGGACATTAGCAAATATCAACAAGGACTACGCGATGCTACTGCCGCCGCTGATAAGTTTACACAAACTGTCAATAAAGGCACCGCAGGAGCCGAAGCAGGTCTAAACAAACTGGCTACTAGTGCTGGTGCAGTAACAGGAGCCATGGCTAAAATTGCCACAGCCGCAGATACCGCTGCCCTGCGTGCTAATAATTTGGTAACTGCACTAAGTGGATTGGCTGCTGGTGCATTCATCAACAGTCTATTGCAAGGTGCTAGTGCCAGCAAGGATATGAGTGATGCTTTTGGTCTTTCGATTGAGAGCGTGCTAGAATTGCAAGCGGCATTTGCAGCCGCAGGTAGAGGCCCTGAGAAATTAAATCAGGCTCTAGCCACATTAAGCGATACCGCAGTTGGTGCGCTACAAGGTAACTATGCATTGAGATCCAGTTTTGAGAAACTTGGCATTTCAATGGCAGACTTGCAAAACAAGAGTGCTAAGGAAATTATTGCTCAAATTGCCGATACAATGACCAGCGGTAATGCCAGTGCCGCACAATTGGCAGCAACATATGATATTCTGGGCAAGAGTGCAAAAGGTCTACCATGGGGCGACTTAAAAGATAAACTGGCAGCAGTAAATGGCACAATGGGCCAAGCGGCAGATGCTACTAGAACGTTTGATGAGATCATGAAGAAACTGGAAGCCAGTGCAGGTGCAGTTAAGAAAGAATTCATGATCCTAGTTACACCGGTAGCCGATTTCTTAAATGAATTCATCGGCAAAGGTGATAATGCAAAATTAATCGCTGAAGGTCTAGCAGGTGCAATGGCATTGATTGCTGGTGCTACCATTATCAGTGGATTGAAAACAGTTGTTGGTATTGTTACAGGTCTAGCAGGTGCATTTGGTCTAAGCACGGCAGCAACCGGTGCAGCCGCGGCAGCAACCAATTCCTTAACACAAGCAGAAGTTTTATATCTCCGTGTTAAACAAGCAGAGGCCGCCGCTCGTGCAGAAAGTCTAGCAGCCACAGTAGCAGAAACTCGTGCTAGATTGGCAGAGATTGGAACATATGAAGCAGGCACAGTGGCAGCAGCCGAATATGCCGCAGCCAAGCGAGCATTGTTAATTGCCAGCGGTCAACTTGCAGCCGCGGAAGCATCAGCCGCTGCCGCTGCCGCAGGTGTAGCCACAGCCAGTGCTGCCGCAGGCACAGCCACAGCAGGTGCTGCCGTGGGCGCAACAACAGCCGCCGGAGCGTTCAGCGCGATGGCCACTGCCGCATTAGCAGCCGCTAGAGCAGTTGTATTTTTATTAGGTCGTGTGGCCATTATTGCTACCACAGTGATCGGTATTAATGAAGCAGTCAAGGCCGCATTCAGCGTAGACCCAATTGATTATTTTGCTACCAAACTAGAAAAACTAGTAAAAGAAAATTTCCCTAACCTATATGCTGCCTTAGAAAAAGTAGGTGCATGGTTTGGTATGGCTCCTGGCAAGTTCAACGAAGCGGCCAAGGCCATGGAATCCGGTGCAGACAGACTAAAACGCTTGGGTGTAACACCTAGTGAAGCAGGTGCCGGGCGTGGCACACAAGGCATGCCACAAGCGCAGGCTGGCGCAGGAGTAATGGTAGCAGGTCAAATGGCCGCAACAGGAGACAAACCGGTTGCCGCAGGTGTGCAGGCTCTTAATCCCATGGCCGCACAAGAAGAAAGTCTGCGTCGTCAATTAGAATTGTTAAAATTACAAAATGACCAACAAGAATCCAAATTAAAATTACAGTTGCAATTAGTAGGCGTGGGTGAAGAAGCCAAAGCATTGGCACAAGCCGAATTAGATTTCAAACAAAAGCAGACCATAGAAGTCTTTAGATTAAACACCGAAATTGCCAAGTTGCAACAACAAGCAGCCAATGAACCCGGCGGTGCTGGTAAGTATGGTGCTCAAATTGAACTGTTAAAGAAACAGCGTGATTATATTGCACAACAAAAGGATGACACCAGCGAATTAACAGCAGCCATTGTGGCAGCAGGACAAGCAGAACAAATGCGCTTGTTCTATATAGATCAACAGACCAAGAGTAAAAATCAGTTAAAAGATCTAGAACGCAGTATTGCCGACTTTAATAGAAGCGAGGATGATCGTAGACTTAGTGCTCTGCAGAACATGATTGCACTGGAACAAGAAGCCGCAGTTAAGAAGCGTCAGGATCAATTAGGCAACAAGCCAATTGGCGATCAAGAACGCTTGGACATCATGCAGAAGATTGCTGCCATGTATGATCCATTAATTGCCAAGCAAAAAGAATACAATGCCGCATTGGCTGCAAGTGAAGCCGCTAAATTTGCCATGGATCTGCAGAATAAGGCCATAGAAAATCAAATTAGCCTAACTGCGGAAATGAGCAAACTTACACAAACAGCAGATCAACAGCGTATTACAGATTTGAATACACAGTTGGAATTGATGGCTAGACAGGAAATTGTTCGTCGTCAAAGCATGTTAGCACCTGGTCAAACTTTAGATGCACAACAACAGGCCGCTATTAGACAACAGGTATTTGCTGCCAATGAAGCCTTGTTAAAACAAACGCAGGCTATCATTGATAAGAGCAGAGAATTTACTACAGGTTGGGAGCAGGCATTTAATCAATATAAAGAAGATGCTAATAATAGTGCTAATCAAGCCAAAATATATTTTGATACATTTACTAAAGGATTCGAGGATGCATTTGTACAATTTGTGCAGACTGGCAAATTTAATATAAAAGATCTTGCTAATACAATGATTGCAGAGTTTGCTCGCATACAGGCCAAAAAATTAGCCAGCGGCATATTAAATTTTGATTTTACTGGTAGTTTCAGCGGCGCAAGCGGCGGCGGTGGCCTATTCGGTGGCCTATTCGGTGGCCTAGGTGATTTCTTCGGTGGTCTATTTGCCAGTGGCGGTAATCCTCCAATGGGTAAAGCCAGTATTGTAGGTGAAAATGGTCCAGAATTATTTGTGCCACGTAATGCAGGAACAATTATTCCTAACAGTCAAATAGGTGGTGGCGGTGATCAAACTTATGTCACTTATAACATACAGGCTACCGATGCGGCCAGTTTCAAACAGATGATTGCACAGGATCCTAAGTTCCTACATGCAGTAGTTGAAAAAGGTCGTCGTAGTCTGCCACAAGGAGCAATGAGATGAGTTTACAAACAGTAATTAATTCAGCGCAGAGCATTGAAATCAATAGACAAGCATTGGTAACAACCAGTCTAAGTCGCAGTGGTCGTATGTTTACTGCGGCACGTAATTGGGTTAAGCCATGGCAATTCGTTGTTGTGCCAAAACCAGTTATGAGAATCACAGAAGCACGAAGTGTTCTAGAAGCATTAATGACAGCGGATCGTTATACAGAACAAACTATTCAAATTGGACAAGGTGGTAGCAGTTGGGTCACTAGTTATCAAGGCGGTGTAGGCACTACGGGTGGTGTACTTAATGGTATTACCTGCACCAGCACTAGTGGTACTAGTCTTGTTATCGCTTACACAGGCCTAAGCAATGGCACAGTAATATTTAAAGCAGGTGATGTTATACAACCTACTGATCATAGATATCCCTATGTTGTAACAGCAGATGTTACAGCCACTGGCGCTACAGGTAGTGCCACAGCAGTATTGAATAGAGGCTTTTTACCACAGACTGATTATACCATAGCGGGCAAAACTATTCAAGTTGGCACAGCCTGTTCTTGGCGTGTGAAAGTAAGTAAATTACCTACTTACAGATATATCTCCGGCCAACTAGTAGAATTTACCAGCGATATTGAATTTATTGAAAGTGTAATCTAATGGCACAAACAATCACAGCAGTCAACAATCCACACATAGAACATGGCATACTTATTGATTTAACTTTGCCAGATCCTACTACGGGAGATGCGGTACTGTATAGAATCAGCAACTGCTACACAAACGTTACCTATAATGGACATACCTATACCGCCCTAGGCGGTTTTTTACAAGTCAGTGACGTGCAAGGTGATCTACAAAGTACCAACAATGATATCACTGTGGCAATGAGTGCTATTCCTCCTGAATATATTGAAGCAGTGATGCAACAGGAAATCAAAGGCGGTGTGGTTAGAATCTATCGTGTGTTCTTTGATTCAGTTACACAATTGGCTTTGGAAAATCAAGTGTTCCTACGTTTTGATGGCATTATCAATAACTATGCTATTCAAGAAGATGTTAATACAGGCAGTAGTTTTTTACCAGAAATCACTTATACCATTGCTGTAACTTGCAGTAGTATTTTAAGTATTCTAGAACATAGAGTAAGCGGACGTAGAACAAACCGCTACAGTTATCAAACTTACTATCCCGAAGCCAACATCACTGCTAGTATTGCCAATGATCCTGCTATGGATCGTGTCGTGGCACTCAAAGCCGCTACCTTTGACTTCGGCAAGAAAGTAAACGGTTAAATATACAATAAGGAAACGATATGCAGATTAGATTGATGACGAGAGATGATTTTGAACAGGTTACACAATTAGGCAAGTTATTTGCACAAGAAACAGGCCTAATTCCATGGAATAGCAGAGAAATCGATGATGTTCACGTGCATAGACAGTTATATCGTGCTATGACAGCAGGAATAAGTCTAGTAGCAGAATCAGAACAGGGCATCGAGGGTATATTTCTCAGTGTCAAAGACGCAGACATGTGGATTCCCAGCATCATTAGATTAAAAGAAATGGCTTGGTGGATTCGACCCGAACATAGAGGCACCAACGTTGGTGTTTTATTGTTGGACAGTTATATTGAGCGAGCAGAAGCCATGCGTGAGCGTGGTGAAATCATGACTTACAGTATAGGTCATTATGTTTATAGTCCGGAAGTTGCAAAGAAATTGATACTGGCAAAAGGTTTTAAGTTTCTTGAATCGAACTATGTAGTTGGAGAATATTAATGGCAGTTTTTAGTGCAATCGGCGCTTGGGTAGCAACATCAGTATTCGGCTTGGCCGCTGGCACATTAGCAGCCGCAGTGGTTGGCGGTATTGTTGCTGTTGGCGCGGCAATGTTAACCAGCAGACTGATTAATGGTAGTCCAGGTACCGGTGATCAAGGACAAGGTGCAGGAGCCAGTGCAGGTAATCGCATACAACTTAGTCCCAGCACAGAAAATAAAATTCCAGTATTGTATGGTAACGCTTACTGTCCTGGTATTGTAGTTGATGCGTACCTAGACAGCACAGATGGTAGCACTAACAACGTGATGACTTATGTATTGGTCATCAGCGAAACTTGTAATATAGAAGGTGCCGCTTACACAGTCAAAGATATCTATTGGAACGACATGCGTTTGTATTTTGGCAATGCCAGTGATGCAAGTCGTGCCACAGAAGGTCGCAAGTATGTGGACCATATACCAAATCCCGCAGATGCCAGTGGTCCTACTGTGCAGATTGCCAATGAAGATTTCGTGGACACACACTTCGATGATCACGTTTACATTAACATTTACGCAGGCAATTCCAGCACAAAGATCTTTGGTAAACATGCTACTGCTCGTGCGGCAGTTAATCAATTCAAAGGTGCCGGAGAAGATCATTGGGATAACACTTATCTATATCAAGGTCTAATCTTTGCAGTTGTGCAGGTAAAATATGACAGTGAAAAAGGTTTTACCGGTTTACCACAACTGACATTCCAACTTGAAAACAATGTCAGTAATCCAGCGGCAGTATTAGCCGATTATATGACATCGGATCGCTATGGTGCTAATATTGCTTATGCAGATATTAATGAAGACGCACTAGCAGATTTCGAAGACTTCTGTGATGAACTTGGTCCTTATAAGCCAGTAGATTGGCAAGAAGGTGATCCAATTGTCACACAAAAACGTTACGTAATCAATGGCCTAATTGACA